ACAAACCCCGAAATCGATGATGCTGATCGTGATGCCCTCATTAACATTTTTATGGGGCTTCCAATGCGTATTTCTGACTTACCGGCAAATATGTCGGCTGGTCAATACGCCGGATTCGTCGAGGGCTGGCAGTGGTCGGCCGGATACAACACAATTTCGGTCACGGCACTTTTATCACCATTGGCCTATTCATTACAGGCAATGCAATGGGAAGATGTCAGCGTGTCGGAACACTGGAACACCCTAAGTCCATCACTTACGTGGGAAAATGCCCTCGTAGTCGCATAAGGAGAAAAAATGAGCAATCCAACAACACCGTTTGGCTGGCAAATGCCGACAAACACCGATTTGGTCACAAATTTGCCTGCCGACTTTGAAGTGTTCGGTCAGGCCGTTGCTTCATCGATGGCTGACTTGCTTGGTGGCACGACTGGACAAGTTTTATCAAAGGCCACAAATGCCGATATGGATTTCACTTGGACTGATGCAAATCCAGGAGACATCACAGGCGTCACAGCTGGAACTGGCCTTACAGGTGGGGGAACATCGGGCACAGTATCTCTTGCCATTGATTCAACCGTGGCAACTTTAACCGGTTCACAAACGCTTACAAATAAGACTTTGACCTCACCAGCATTGACCACACCAACAATCAGCACATTGACCACAAATGGCGATTTGATGTATGGCACTGGATCGGGTGCAATCACGCGACTTGGCGTCGGTTCAACTGGAAATGTGCTAACAGTCGCAGGCGGAGTGCCTACATGGGCAGCACCAGCAGGCGGTGGCGGTAAAGTGTTGCAAGTTGTATCGGTAAATCCTGGTTCAACCTTTACGACTACAAGTTCAACAAGAGTTGATGCAACTAACTACACGGTCACAATTACACCAACCGCGAGCACAAGCAAAATTCTAGTTATTTTCAACATGCAAGCAGGTGTTTATGGTTCGGGTTCAAATAATCAATACGGTGACATGGAAATTTTAAGAAATTCAACGGGTATTGGTTCGGGAGTTCTGTCGGGAATGGCTTTGGGGTCATCTCAAAATATGGAAAAATTCGAACGCTTTTCTTTTATTACTTTGGATTCTCCAGCGACAACAAGTGCTACAACATACAAAATGCAAATTCGTAACTATTCAGGCGGAAGTTCACAGGTAAGCACTCCCGCAAATCTCATCCTCATGGAAATCGGTGCATAATGATAAGCGACACAATCAAAGCGTTAAATTCACTTCTTGCTGACAAAGCATGGAGCATTTCCGATGATGACCTTTCAACTTTGGAAATTCACAGCGAAGGCGTAACAGCACCAACTGAAGCCGAAGTCAAAGCGGAAATCAAAAGATTGGCTGATGTAGAAAAAGCAAAGCCAGCGCAAAAGCAGGCCATTTTGGATCGTTTAGGTCTTACGGCTGATGAAGCGGCTTTATTGATTCAATGATTTCGGCAAACGGCTGGCCAGCGTCTAAGGACAAGGCCGAAATCGGCATCAAGTCATTTGCCATACCTGGCACTACTTTGAAGCTTCAATGCGCCGAAGCGGTTGCGCCGTTAATCATTGGATTTGCAGCTGAGTTTCACACTCTTATCGAATCAATCGATGGGGGCAGTCTCGATGATTGGGGATATTGCTATCGCGATGTCCGGGGAAATGTGGGGAAGCTTTCCAACCATTCATCGGGCACAGCCATTGATCTCAATGCCACACAGCACCCCCTGGGAAAAGTCGGGACATTCCCAAATGAAAAAGTACCGATGATCCGTGCATTGGCTAAAAAATACGGTTTAATTTGGGGTGGCGATTACCATAATCGTAAGGATGAAATGCACTTTGAAATTGCTCTGCCACCGGCAAAAGTTGCTGCGTTGATAGCAAAATTGGAGAAAGAAAATGACTGAATTCAAAGCACTTGCAGCTTCATGGCTGCGTTCATTTTTGGCGTCAGCTTTGGCCGTATGGATGGCCGGAGTGACCGATCCAAAAGCTATTTTTGCAGCCGGCGCAGCTGCCGTAGTGCCCGTCATCATTAGATTTCTTAATCCAAATGATAAGCAGTTTGGTATCAATGCCAAATGAACGAAACGATTACGGCGGTCGGCATCATAGCCGCCGCAACAATTTCGGCCGTAGCAGCCATTTTTGCAGCTAAGTCTGAACGCAACTCACGACCCGTCTCCAACGGATTTGCCGAAGGTTTGCGCCACGATGTCCGGGAAATCCGGGCATTGCTCATTCAGCACATTAACGATCATGGGAAGCGATAGACACGCCGAGGATTAGGCGTGATTCTTGCAAATGTCAGCCCCATGCGTCACCGTTCTACCTGGGAGAACAAACAAACTCCCATCGGGAGAACAAAATGTATTCAATTCAGGAGACAGCAGCCTGGCTACTCATTGGAGTATCCGGGGGATTCATGGTCGGCTACACAGTCGGCTTTCGTGAAGGTAAGGCCGTCGGCATAGTTCGCGGCAAGATCATGGCACGCAAGGCGGTGCGATAATGGCCGGATTTTTAGACAATTACGAGACGGTAAATCAAAAGGTTATTCGTCTCCATGCTACATATCCAACCAATCGCATCGAAACATCAATCATCGATTGGAATCCTGAAAAGGGATACATCCTCATCGAGTGCCGAATCTTCCGTCATTATGAAGATGAGAAGCCAGCTGCCATTGACTATGCACACGGCATGGTCGGGGCATATAACGTTCAAATGAAACGCTGGTATATCGAGGATACGGTCAGCTCGGCCATTGGCCGCTGCGCATCCGTAGTGCTAGGCACGGAGACAAAGCCTTCCCTGGAATCCATGCAACAGGTTGAAACGATGCCCAAAGCTTTCGTCGAGGATGATTCATGGGCAAAGCCGATTTGGGAAGATGGATTCCACACAGCCAAATCAGCCGTCGAGCAAATCAAGGATCAACTCGGTGGACAGATGGAATCTGAATCACCCATCTGCAAGCATGGTCACATGATTTTAAAAGAAGGCACATCGCCAAAGACAGGCAAGCCATATCACGGCTACGTCTGCCCTGAAAAGGTCAAAGCTAATCAGTGCCCACCCGTGTGGATGGTGCTGGGCAGTGACGGCAAATGGAAGCCTCAAGTCTGATGGGTGAACTATTCATCCAGCATCCAAATGGGGATGCAATTACGATCCAACAAGATGGCACAGAGATTCGGGAGAATCTGCCCATCCAAATCGATTGGTGCGACAAATGCGAGATGTGGAAGCCATTGGCAGGTGGCCACATGATAGGCACGCAAGGCCTGACGATGATTTGGATATGTCAGGAATGTAAATGATCCTGGTCAAACTCAATCACGATGAAGAAATGAACTGCGCAGTCAAAGCATTGGAAAGGGCAGTCGGTTCTGAAGGTATGAACGATTACAGCGTGCAAAAGCTGAATCTATTTCAGGACATTGCACGCGACTCGGAAGCTTTGGGTGCTGAAAATGCAGTGGCCAAATACTTTGACCTTCCGTTTGAAGGCACGGTCAATACATTCAAGAATCAAGCTGATGTGTCATGGAATCTTGAAGTCAAGCACACTCCCTGGAAAAATGGGTGTTTGATACTTCGTGATCGTGATCGTGCGGATGACGTGGCAGTGCTGGTCACTGGCAATTCACCGAGTTACTACATCATCGGTTGGATTCCCATTGGCATGGCACGCAGACCATCCAGGCAACGATCCGACGGCTCATATTGGATCAACCCATCAGACCTGAATCCCATCGAGAATTTGAATCGGAGCATCTATGCTAGAAATTATCAAGCTTGATTGCAGGGTCGAAAAGAAATCGACGGATCACAAAATAGTCAAGGTGACTGACAACCTGCCACCCAACGTTCATTGCGTCGAGTGCATGAGCTGTGGCGTATTGGGAATCCAACTATTTGAGGTTCAAAATGCCAGCCTATGAATTCAAATGTTCGGTGTGCTCTGACATCAAAATAGTCAAAGCCGGATTCGAGGATGATCTATCTTCACCTGGATGCGACTATTGCCTGGTATCTATGGAACGAGTATGGACATCTTCACCGATTCATTTCAAGGGTACGGGATGGGGAAAAGATTGATGCCTGTGGATAACCTGTGGACAACACGCCAAAGCCACGTTCGAGTTATCCACAATTCATGGATTTACTTGACACACTCGGTACGCTTCATGCTCTCGCGAGAGCCGGTGTGCCGGTGTAGCTCGCAGCGAGTAGTGAAGCTAATGCTAGGGGTCTGCCTATTCATAGGCTCTTTCGCAATAAACGTGCAACCTGCACAAGCTAGTGATGCAGATATGCTGCGATTATATGCACATTCAAGGATTGTCAATTATGAGCAATTCATTTGCTTATCTAGGATCATCTACAAAGAATCTCGATGGAACTTTAAAGCAAAGAATGGCAATCACTTTGGCTTAGGTCAGATGAGATCACAGTACTATCGCAACCTGGATGGATACAGGCAAATAGATGCAAGCATCAAATACATCAATCATCGTTATGGTTCAATGTGCAACGCATGGAGATTTCACGAAAGGCATGGGAACTACTGATGTCAAGGGCTTGGAAGTCATCAGACCGAAAGGGATGGAGACGCATACGTGAACGCATCTTGATTCGTGATGGCTATTGTTGCCAACGATGTGGGCAGACTGAAGGGAAGTTGCACATCGATCACATCGTGCCAAAGCGTTTGAACGGCAGTGACCTAGATGAGAATTTGCAAGTGTTGTGTCAAATGTGCAATTTGAGCAAAGGTGGTCGTTTTTTTGAACAGCCTTTAACAC